GGTAACTCTGGTGGTGATGGTGAAATAACAATTAGATTTTTAAGGACCATATAATGCCACTTACAAAATTAAACATAGCACCTGGTATAGATAAACAAGATACTGAGTATGGTGCAGAGGGACGTTGGGTCGATTCTGACAATGTAAGATTTCATTATGGCTTACCACAAAAAGTAGGTGGTTGGCAGAAACTTATATCAGATACACTGATTGGTGTTGTGAGAGGTATACATACTTGGACAGATCTTAACGGTGTAAGATACACGGCTCTCGGAACAGATAGAAAATTTTACGTATACTCTGAGGGTACAGCATATGATGTAACACCTCTTAGATTAGAAGCAGCATTGACTAATCCATTTACAACAAATGGGACTACGACAGTTACCGTAGCTCACAATAGTCATGGTGCAGGTCAGGGTGATTTTGTAACCTTTGATTCTTTTTCTGCAATTGATGGATTAGACATGAATGCAGAGTTTGAAATTACAACAGTGGTAGATGCAAACAGTTACAAGGTTACACATACAGGCACAGCCTCTGGATCAACATCTGGTGGTGGCGGTTCTGGTAATGCAAAATATCAAATAGCTATAGGAACTGAACAATCATCTTATGGTTATGGTTGGGGAACTCATACTTGGAACTCTCCAGATTACACAGGGTTAAGTGATCCTGGTTGGAACGAACCTAGAAAAACATCAAGTGTTACAATAGATGCTCGTAACTGGTCATTTGACAATTTTGGTGAAGACTTAATTGCTACTGTAAGTAAAGGTAAAACATTTTTGTGGGATACGTCAAATGGAACAGGTGTGCGAGCAAACGCCATCTCTAATACACCAACAAACTCTAGATTTAATTTAGTATCAATGCCAGACAGACATGTGTTTTTGTTTGGTACAGAAACAGTAATAGGTAACTCTACTACACAAGATGATTTATTTTTACGATTTGCCTCACAAGAAACAACAAATGATTTCGTACCAACGGCTACAAACACTGCTGGTTCATTTAGAATACAAGATGGATCAAAGATTGTGTCAGCAGTAAGATCACGTAATGCAGTATTAGTATGGACAGATACATCACTCAACGCACTACAATTTGTTGGAGCTCCTTTTACTTTCTCACTAGTACAAATCGGTGCAAACTGTGGCGCTGTAGGTGTACACTCAGCTGTAGATGTAAACGGTATAGCTTATTGGATGTCACAGAACGCTTTCTATCTTTATGACGGTGCTGTCAAAAAAATACCTTGTAGTGTTCAAGACTATGTATTTGAAGACTTTTCAATTACACAGCAGCCAGAAACATTTGCTGGTGTAAACTCAGAGTTTAATGAGGTCACTTGGTTTTATGCGTCAAATACATCTAATCAAATAGATAGATCTGTTACATACAACTATCTTGAAAAAACTTGGTACACATCTAATTTAGCCAGAACAACTTGGACAGATTATGGTGTTTATCAAAGACCATATGCAACAAAATACAATCCTACGGACACACCAACTACACCTACAGTGAAAGGTGTAACAGCAGGTGCTTCTATATTTTACGAGCACGAAGAGGGTGTTAATGATGATCAATCAGCTATGACTGCATTTATTACTTCTGGTGATTTTGATATACAAGATGGACAACAAATACTGTCTGTAAGTAGAGGTATACCAGACTTTAAAAATCAAGTAGGCACAGCTAATTTAACAATGGGTTTTAAAACATATCCGTCAGACACAGGCACAACAATAAGTAGAGATGTAACTAATACAACTAAGTTTTTTGATTTACGTGGCAGAGGTAGACAAACAAACGTTAAAATAACTAGTAATACTTTGGATTCTGATTGGCGTTATGGTACATTAAGATTAGATATTAAACCAGATGGAGGCAGATAATGGCTAAAATAAACACGACTGTATTACCTACAGCTACGCAGGAATATGAAGCATTACAGTTTGATACTTTGATTCGTATTCTTGAACAGATTACACAACAATTAAATTTTGGTTTTCAAGAAGACTTGAAAGAAGACTCAACAAGAAGGACTTTTTTCCTTGGCTGATAATTTTAAAAGAATAAGTGCAACAGGCACGGGATCACTAGTGGTAATAGCAACTGTGCCTTCATCTAATTTAAGCACAACACCACCAGTTGAACCTGCTACATTTATACTAAAAAATGTTACAGTTTCTAATAAAAGCGGTGGTGCAGTAACAGCTGAAGTATCTATTAACGACAGCAGTGCGTCTGTAGAAACTCACATACTAGATGAAAGTGTAAACAATAACGCTGTTAAACATCTGACTACTACACAAGTTTTAGAGCAGGGTGATACTGTAAAAGTGAAAGGTAGTGGACTTAAATTTTCAATAAACTTTATGGAGATTATATAATGTCAATAGGTAAGAAAGTACAAGATGCAGAACAAATAGGAACTGAAATGGTTGCAGGGCATGAGGTGCCAATACTAAAACCAGAGGTATATGTAAAAATTTATTGTAAAAATTGTAACGCTGAAGTTGATGAAGAAGAACAGGCTACAGGTAACTGCAACGACTGTGGTAATCCTTGGGCTTCAACTAAAGCCAAGGATATAACCATCCGTGTCGTTAAAATGCCTAGCACTAAAAGTGAGGGCGGAGACCTTTAACGGTTCTCACACTCACAGCTTTCACAGCGATGTTTATTTTCATCACTTAAATGTCTTTCTAAATCTCTTTCGGCTGCTAATAATCTTTCGTGGTATCTACTCACCTTATCAGCAAGGTTAGCTATAGCGCTTAAATATTCTTGTTCAGTCATATAGTCTCCTGTTGATTGTTAATTTTGGTGAGAACCTAATGTAAACATATTTCTTTAGAGATCAACAGAACTTTTTTAAAAAGTTTACTTGACATCGATTACAGCCCAACTTTTAGGGTGTGGCAAACAATGTTCGGTGCTGACACCATTTTTCATGGTCAATAATATATCTGCACTTATACTTATACGAGGTATTTCTCTCTCATTTGTTTCTGTATAATGTAGTAGTTCACTAGGAAATATTACAAAATCTCCTGACTGAACTGGGATGTTATAACTTGCAAAATTAAACTCATTCCAATTACTAATGTATTGATCTGTAGGTGGTATATACATGCCAGTTTGAGCAGCTAATTCTTGTTCAAACTTTATGTTGCCCATGTTGTCATTACGTACATAGTAAACACAACTAAAATGACTTGCTGTGTGTTTATGACTGGCTATGTATTGACCTTTAGTCGTATATGTTGCCCATGCTTTTGTAAAATGTGCATCAAATTTTTCTAAATCATACCCTTTAGCTATAAAAAAATCTGATACGTGTTTGCTGAGCTCAACAAACAAGTCTTTGTATTTAGATCTACGATGTAAATTATCAACGGCGTCATCAAGATTAGCATTGTTTGTATTACCCATGACGTCAGTTGTGGCAGCAACACTGCCTGGTTTTTCTTTAACATATGATTCTATGTCAGCAACTAATTTTTGATTTATTGAATCGTAATTATCAATTGTACTTTTGTAAATTGTTTTACTAAATAGGCTTCCTAATATCGTTTCTTTCTGCATAACTTACCTCTAAAAATTCTACTTTCGTTACCCAACCTGTTGGTATCGCTATACACCCACCACCATGATTGTCATCTTTGTCTGTACACCATGAACGCATAATTACAATCTTTTCTTTATTTTTTACTACCATCCAACCTACTTCTTGACACTTAGCTAATGGAGCATTAAGTATGTCTTTTATAGGCAACCAGCCTGTTTCTGTATCACGGGCGTCTAACCACGTCACACGGACCATAGGCACCTTTGTAATATCAAAGCTCATTTTAGGTTGCATGATACTAGAAATTTGCCTATAATTATACGATTAAATAGGTTAATTCTCAAGGCCGACCTCCTTGCTCAAAACAAGTCATGAATTGCTAGGAGTACATGTTAAAAAAGTTTTTTAGAAAAGTCAGAAAAGTAGCCAAAGATATAGCTCCCATAGCGGCGCCTATCGCAGGATTGGCATTTGGAGCTCCTGTAGGTATGGGTATTGGAGCATTACTAGGACAATACGGTGGCAGAGAAGGAGCGCTTAGAGCAGCAGCTCTTGGCGGTATTGGTGGGCTAGCAGGTAACTATGCAGCGACTGGTAAACTATTAGGAACCAAAGGCATGGTAGGTAATGTTGGTTTTAAAGAAGGAATGAAAAATATTTTTTTAGGCAAATTACCAGCAGGGGTAGATCCTAATGTTGCGGGAGCAGATCTTTATAGATCCACTCGAACTGGTGGCATCATGGATGCACTTGGTGCAGCAGGAAAATTTGCCATGTCAGGTAAAGGTTTACTTACTGGTGCAGCAATCGCAGCAATGTTAAACAGAAAAGAAGAAGATGATCCTGAGATGCGAGAAGAAATACAAGTAGGTAGTCAAGGTCAACTTGGTGGTTTAGGTGATACAACAATTAATTATGTTGATCCACTTGATCCAATATATCCTAAAAATCAAATAGGATATGGTGGTGCTGTTCCAACGTTTGCAGTAGGTGGTATTGCACAACTAGAAAAAGGCGGCACAGTAGATGATTACGGCGGTATAGAAGCATTTAACAGAAAGAATGGTGAAATAGCAGGACCAGGTACAATGACAAGTGATGATATACCTGCAATGTTAAGTGATGGTGAGTTTGTAACAAAAGCAATAAGTGTGTTGGGTGCAGGCGTAAAACATGGTAAAGCAAAGACAAAAGAAGAGGCACGTAAAAAAGGTGCTGAATTCTTTTACAACCAACAAAGAGAATTAGAACCGTTTGGTAAGAAGGTAGTATAATGTCAGTACAAGAACAAATAGTAAGACAACCAGAGTTTATAGAAAAAAGAAGTGAACAACTACTTGCTTCTGTATTTGGTGACCCTAATGCAACACAGCAAGCTGGTGAGTCTGATGCAGCATTTAATTTAAGAAAGTTTGGTATATCGGGTGTAGCACAACCTGTGCCCGCACAACAACTGGCAGGATTTACACAAGATCAACTTGCTGGAATGGACAGCATAAGACAGGGTATTGGTGCGTTTCAACCCTTTATAGACAGAGCATCCGCTGACCTCGGCACAGCATCACTAACAGGTGCTTTATCAGCAGCAACTTTAGGAGGAGCACAAGAACGTTTTGATCCTACAACAATGGTTGATCCATACATGAATCAATATCAATCAGCTGTTATAGATGAGATAAGAAGGCAAGGTGATATTTCACAAGCAAAACTTGCAGGACAAGCTACACAACGAGGCACGTTTGGTGGATCTAGATTTGGTGTTGCACAGGCAGAATTAGAAAAAGGTATATTAGGTCAAATTGGATTAGCATCACAAAGAGCATTTGATACAGCATTAAAAGCATCTATGGCAGGTCAAGAGTCACAACAAAGAAGACAACTTGCAGCTGGTGCAAACTTAGCGAAAACTGCAGCAACACAAGCAAGAACTGCAGCGCTGACGGGTGGTATTGGACAATTAGGTCAATCATTAAATCTACAAGATGCTAGACAACAATTAGGCATTGGACAACTACAACAACAACTAGGACAAGCAAGTCTCGATGTTGCAAGAAGAAATGAATTAGCAAGACAACAAGAACCATTTAGAAGAGTTCAATTTGCAAGCGACATACTTCGTGGCGTACCTAGTGGACAGACAACGTATACAAGAGTACCAACGGAGAATCCATTTTTACAATATGCAGGGCTAGGAATTGCAGGATTAAGTGGGTTAAGTGCTTTTGGTGAAGCGTTCCCTAACAATCCATTCATGCAAAGTCTTGGTGCTCAAACCTAGGATTTAACATGTCTACAGAACCATTTACAATAGGTGGCCTACTCACAGATTTGAGAGCAGAGGAAGCTGCTAGAGATCAAAGAATGCGTGATGGCATTTTTAATTTACAGTTACAACAAGAGCAGGATTATGAAGCAGCCAGTGGTATAAACGCACTACGTACAAAAGATACAGAAACAAGCCCTGGTGAAGATGTATTGGCTAATGCACAACTATCAATGAATAGACACCTTAACGCAATTAACACTGTTGCAGATTCTGATTACCTAACAAATAATCCTGATGTAGCTAAGTATGTTGTTGGTGATTTAGAAACACAGAAATTAGGTATGTTGAAGAATGCCATGGCGCAGAACGATATCATGCTTAACGCACAGTTAGAAAGATCTGATCCAGAAAAATATCGAAAAGCTTTGGACGCACGAATGAAAGATATAGATGCTTTCGTAAAAAAATACAGTGATCCACAAAGGTTACAAGATGATTTATCTGACATAGAAGAAAGAAGAGAAAAAGCTTTAGCAGATATAGATGAAGCATTTCCAGATGATCAAAGTAGTTTTGAAAAGAAATTGGCTCTAGCACAGTTTGGTTTAGCGCTAGCTGGTGGTAAATCCATGGGTGGTAAGCCTTTTCCTATTCTTGCAGAAGCAGGCCAACAATTAATACAAAACTTAGCACAAATAAACGCTCAGAAGAAAGCTCATGCAAAAGAAGAAAGATTAGCTAAATTAGGTGTAGAAAGAACATTTGATGAAGCTGCTATTAACAGAGCACAACAGTTTGATTCAGAGGTACAAAACATGGAGTGGACTGCTCTAACACAAAAATTTACAGCTGAAACAAATCTTGCTGATAAGATTTATGAAATAGACAAAGAAAACAGAAGTATTAACAATGAAAATCTTAGAACAACTTATGAAAAAAACTTTGAGCTATATAAAGATTATCTGTCTGAAAAGTATCAGTCCGAGCCAGGTGTTGTACAGTTTATAAGTAAAAAGACAGGTCAACCAACTATGCCTATGATAGGTGCACAACTACCTGATGGTAGATTAATTGTACCTGCAGATTTAAACCAACATCCAAAACTTGTTGGTGTTGATGGATTACCATTAATGGTTGACATTGGTTTGTATGCAGACATGAGTATAGATGGTGGAGGTGCAACATTCTCATCTGGTGGTGACTTACCTGGAGGTGAAGCATTAAAAGTAGGAAGTATACAAGGATTTAACGATTATCAAAGTTCACTAAACCAGACAGCTGCAGCGATGATAGGTCTATCACAATTAAGAACATCTCTAATGCAAAGACCAGACCGTGCTGGTTGGGCAGGTTTAGCTAGAAGTGTTTGGCAGGACGCTTATAGAAACGTAACTGTTGCATGGCAATCTCTTTCAGGAGAATTTTCTACGGATGATGTAGACTCTCAATTTTATGCACCGTCAAAAAATGCAAGATATTATGTTACAGACTTATTGACCGAGGATCTCGGAACAATACAACAGGAAGATGCTAACGGAAATGTTGTAAGACAAAGTATTCTATCACCTGCACAAAAAGAGGGATTAAGTGCGGCGGTAAACGCAGGTCAACAAATCTTCATGACAGACCATGATTTGTACCGAGCAGCAAAGAACGAAGGATTAAAAGAGTTTAAACTATCTGATGGCACATTTATTGACATGGATCAAGCAGATCAAATCTTTCCTAGTTTGTATACTGCACCAAATAGTGATGGTTATGATCCTGATCTACCAAGAAACGAAGTTCGTGTTCAATCTTTAATTTATGCACTGGCAAGAGCACGTAAATCATCAGGGAGATTAAACAAAGATGATATTGAAAGAGCTTCTTTAACTTTAAACCTATACGGCAAATCAGATCTTGGTATCGATGCTTCACTACAAGAAGTACAAAGAGAATTTCAAACTTACATAAGAGATCAAATATCTGGTTTTTATCAGGTGGCTCACAATCCTAAAGATAAATCAGGGAGAGATCCTTTTCAAACTTGGTTAAGCGATTGGGTCCTTAGGGGTAATTACATTCCAGCTTATTTAGAACCAGTTGCTAAAGATTTGTTAAGTGAAAGCATATATAATCAAGCTATATTTAGAGATGTTAATGATATATCAATATTAGGAACTAATTCTAGATCAGGAAGTGCAATGGATATACAAATACAAGGAGAGATAGTACCATAATGGCAACAGTAACTTATAAATTACCAGGTGAGTTTAGCTCTAGTTTAGGTTTTCCTGATCATCAGTTTTCTTTTGAATTAGAACAAAAGGTAAGAGCTGATAACGGTGTAATGAAAGATTTAAAGAACAGTCCTTTTCCTAGAAACTCAGCAGAACGAGACATGCTTTTACAAGAAATATTTAAATATGGTCAACAACAACAAAGATTGACGGGTAACTTTCCTGAAGAGGCAATGCTATTTTTATCACAAAAAGCATCCGAAGGACAATCAGGCAACATGCAGGGTGAAGTAGCGAAAGTTATTGAAACAGCACAACGAAGACAAGACGATCCTATTGGTTTTCAATCATCTCTAATGAAGTTTGAGGGTCAAACAACGCCTTACAAGACACAATTCTTAGACGTGCCAGGAACTATGATACCGTGGATTGCAGGTGACGAAGAGGGTGGATTACCAGCAACATTAGATAATATCGTGCAAGATGCAATTACATTTGCAAAAAGAAGATTACCAAGAGATCCAAAAGAATCGGGCAGAATAGCTACAGTTATAGCAGCTGATATTGGATTAGCATTAGCTTTGAGAAAAGCAGGTAAAGCAAACACACCTTGGGGTCCTAGTTTTGAACAATTTTTAATGCCAAAAGTAATGGCAGGATTAAATAAGATATCTGGTGGAGGAACTCTTAGCACTGGTCTCGCTGTTGGTGGTACAAGTGGTTTAGCGTCTGCAGCTTATGACCTAACTTATAACTGGGCTAACAGATCATACAGAAACGCATTTCCTACCGCTTTTGAAATGACAGAAGACGGTCAGTTTAAATTAGATGCAGACGGAAACAAAATACCAAAACAGCCAAGCATAACTGAAGACATGTTACAGACAATGAATTCTGCTATGTTTGAAGCGGCTTTTTCTGGTGGCACAGCTGCAGGTATACTCGGAGCACAAAAACTTTGGAAAAACTTTGTTAGTAAAGGCACAGGTATTGATCCAACTGATCTTTCTCAACAGCAAATACAACAATTAGCAGCGCAATATAATATACCAATGTCAATCATAGCGTCATCTCCAAGTGATAGCTTAAAAGGATTTTCTAGAATTATTGGTGTATTCCCATTTGTCGGTGGGCCACTTCGTCAAGCTCAAGATCAATCAAGAATAGCTTTAAACAAAGAGATACAAAAAACATTTACAGAATTAGCACCATATCACAAAACTGTAGACATTGTGCAGAACCTTGGTGACAAAGGCTACAAAGCATTTAAAGAAAACTTTAACAACTTCAGTGGTATGAAAGCAGCATTGTATGAAGCATATGATGATGTAGCAGAAGAGATTACAGAATCATTTATTCCTACTAGCAGACTAAGAAATTATTTATCACAAATAGTGCCAAAAACAGCACCTGACGTGGGCCTATCTCAAGGTGTGGATGTTGGTCAACGTTATGTAAATACTGTAAGAGAAGCTTTAGAAGCTGTATCAGGACAAGCAGGACAAGGTGACAATGCAGTAAAAGCACTTACAGCTCTTGCGAATATGCCAGAGCATTTGTCTGCTAAGGAATTTAGAGAAGTACAAAGATTAGTAAACGATGCTATTAGAAATTTAAATCCAAGCACAGGCGGTGTATCAATGGGATCATCACCAGCTATAAGTAAAATACTTGGTCTTGTTTCTAAAAACTTACGTGATGATTTAGATGATGTTGTTAATTGGAAACAAATGTCTGGTAAAAACCAGGTTCTTGCAGAAGTAGCAAAACAAAGATTAAATGATGCAAACACATTTTTCTTTTCTAACAAAGATGACTTTGCTTCTTTCTTTGCTGGCACAGGTGCTACAAGAGTTGGGCAAGCAATTGAAACATCAGTTGATGCTAGGTTCTTCCAACCTAATGCACCAAAAGCACCAGGAGTAAAACAGCCAGACGAATTGTTTGAAATATTTATGGACCCAAAAACAATGTCTGTAAGTTTAAAAGCACAAAGCGAATTATACAGACAAGTAGGACCAGAAGTTTTTAAAGAATTAGCTAACGGCTATATGGACAAAAAACTTTCTCAGTTCATAAAAATTTACGATACTAACACAATACCAGTGAGAGGTCCTGATGGTGTCATTATGGATCAAAGAGGTTTAATTAAAGACTTTGGTGATGTGAGAGGTGTATCAGCTGGTGTTCCTGTCATAGATGTACAAGGATTAAGACAGGCGTTTGGTTTAGAAAACGTAAGACCTGGTGAAGTTGGAACTATGATGGCCAGATCTAACAATGTTGCTATGGCTAATATGTTTAACCTCATGGGTAAAGATGGAATAAAAGCATACAAAAAACTGGATGATCTTTTAACACTAGCTGAAAGAGTACAAAGCTTTGACGTATCAGATGTATCTAAATTCATTCAACGTCGTGGTGTACTTGCAGGACCAAAAGCTATTACAACTGGTTTAACAGTCGGTGTTGGTTTAGCAAATCCTGTTGGAGCCCTTGGTATGATTTTACTTACAAGAGGTATATCTAAGTTTTTAGCGAGCCCTAAAGCATATGCAAACATGATGAAAGGTTTGGACGATACATTATCTCCAGCGCTTCGAAGAGATGCGCTCATAGAAGTTGTAAAGTTTGTAGATGACGAAATAGGTTTTGATAAAGACAAAGGCGCTGTAGAACCTTCTCCTATAAGAGTAGCAGGTACAGACTCTGCGTTACTAACAAGAGAAGAACCAGAGGCAGAAAAGTCTAGAAAGAAAGCACAGAAAACTGTTTTGGGTATAGAAGATTTCTACGGTAAAAAAGTAGATGCTTTAACAGTGCCTGAAATGTTAGAATATTTTATATCGAAAGCAAAAGAAGCACCTGGATCTGAGTTCTCACAATACTTTGGTTTTAAGAAAAATGCTACAACAGGTGATTTAGAGCCAGTAAAAAAATCTGGTGGTATTGGTGTTAATAGAACAGATGAACAAAACTTCTTACTTGCAAACTTAGACCCAGCAGAGAAACTTGCAAAAGATATATTTGGTGAAGAAGAAGGTAAACGTGTTGCAGACTTCGCAGAAGCACAAGCTAAAACAGAAGGACTCAAACCTGCACAAGAGGCAGTTGGATCAGGCACTGTGTTTATGCCTGTCACAGGTCAATCAAAGAGAAACTTTCCACAAGGAAGACCTGTACAACAAAACTTTGGTCCAAACCCTTTCTTGACTGGTCTATCAAGATTCTATCAACAAAACATAGCACCAGGATTAAATACTTCTTTATCATCAGGAAATATTTTAAGTAATATGATAAATACACCAAGTGCAATCAATCAATATTTTAGAGGTGTAGATCAACGTATGGGCTTTGGTCCTAATAATAGACTTAATCAAAACCAAAGAATTGCTATGGCTGATGGTAATATTAATCAAGCACTTGCTGCAAGAGGATTTAACAAAGGTGGCATAGTAGGAAAGGTTAAGTAATGCCACACGGAGGATATCACGGCACTGTTAAAATAGGTGCAGACAAAATAGATGGTCAGGCCAACCCTAATCAACAAACAATACAAACAAGTTATAAAGATGATCAAGGTATCTATCAAATTAAAGGTGGAATAGGCACAGACTCTTTCGAAAATATACAGAATCAAGATCAAGGCATGGCCGCAAAAGGTAGTCAGTTTAGAGATGAAATAACCGCAGCTATGCAAAGCGCTGGTAATACAGGTGCAGGTATTGATGCTTTAACAAGAATAAAAGAAAACCCTGAACTTGCAAGGGCTGGCATGACATCAAAGGATTACGCTGGATTTATGCAGGATATGTTTCAAGAAAATCCAGATGCAATGAGAGAAGTTTTTCCAGGTGCGAGTGGTGCTAGTGCTCAAGCATTAGGAGGCGTGATGTCTAGTGTATTATCTGCAAACCCTATGGGGATAATAGGTTCTTTTGTAAAAGATACATTGGCAAAAAAAGGTGTTATAGAGATGGACCATGGAGGCGACGCTGGTATGGAGGCAGGTATAGCAGCAAAGGTAAATCCAGCAATAATGATCTCAATTAATATGGGTCCAAAACTACCAGTAAACATACAAGAAATAAAAGAAGAAAAGAAAATGTTTAAAGATGATAAGATGAGAGCATCATTGTCTG